GCCGGCACTTTCAAGAGTAGTTTCTTTTAAAGGCTTAATTTCAATTAATTCTGCGTGTTGCCGCCCACCGGCATCACTGTAGGTAATAAGGAAATCTGGTACGTAGATAGTGTTTTTGCCAGTTAAAGGATTACGGTAGTTGATATGTACTGCTTCCGATGCCCATTGTAGCACACTAGGATTATTATCGCAAAATTGCATAAAGGTAAATTCCCAGCTTGAACGGTAAGTTGGGGTTTTGTTACCCGCATATTTTTGCGGATTAACTAATTGAAATTTGCCTTGAGCATATTTTGCCATTATGGTAATATACTTCGTGTAATATACTTACTAGTCTGTTGTATTTTTTTAACACCAATTGTACTAGTAGGAACTCGGTTAAAATTTAAAAATGCTGCAAGATAATTATCAATCTCGCCTTGTCCTAATTTTTGAAATTCGGCTAATATCGACAATGGATCAAGACTATTTGCTTGTGCTGTATAAATTACTGTTGCTGCCAACGCTTGACCGGCACTTTTGTTACCAGTATACTTTTCAAAGTATGCGGTAATTACATCATTAGCAATGCCAATACTAAAATCTCTAGCAAAGAAATTATTAAAATATTTCTGCGGGTTATTTTGTACACCAGATAAATCTGGACCAGTTACGTTAGTTGCTGTACCTATTTGATTATTTGCCATTGTTAACCTCCGCCGTTGGCCCAACCAGAAAGATTAGTAGGGTCAACTGCTCCACTTGCATCAAAAGTTGCTTGTGCACCATTACTAATATCACTTGACCAAGATTGATAATCTGCTTTAAGTCCACTCAATGTATCGCCAATAGCAGTACTAACTGACCCTACACCGCTAGATATAGCTTGACTAAGTAATGATGTTGCTTTGCCGGCACCGGCATTAACTAATTGTCCAGCGGCCGTAGTAATTGATCCAACTGCCATATTTTCTAGTGTGGCAAATGCTGCCTTAGGATTAGCAATACCTGCAGCTAATAATCCAAGACCACTTGTCATTGTTCCGGCCGATATACCAAGTCCACTTGCTACTCCGCTAATTACTCCTCCGGCTAGTGTTGATGCTACTTGACCAGCTAGTCCAACTGCGGCGCCTTTTAATTGTTGTTCAATTATATTACTGCTACTGATACCCGACATCAATGATCCTAGTGCCGGTAAGGCAAATCCACCTGCGTTTGTACTACCGGCAGCAGAACTAGCTAACACACTACTAGATATTGAACTAAAAGCAAAACTAGCACTTAAGGCACCCGCTGATGGTGATGGTATAACTGATCCACCACTGGTAGATAAATTAAAATTAGCTAAATCAGTTACTGTATCTGGTGCGGGTGTAGTTCCGCCGATACCGTTGTCAACCGAATTAACATCGGCAGGATTTGATACTAGCGGTGTAGGTGTACGATCATAGTGTAAATCAATATATCCACCTACAGTATTTTCTGTTGTGTATCCAGTTTGATATTTTACTGTTTCAAACTGTATGCTCATCTGATGTTCAAGTAGACTACCGTTTTCGCCGTTGGCGTGTTCACCATGTTTAAAACTTGTAATAATAGGATTAATTAATTCGTATTCACTAAAATTCTTTTGATACAAACTATAAATTCTAATTGCCTGTATGTATTGATAATTTTGATAAGCATTGGCGGCATTGTAACTGCTAACCGGACGTGGGGTATATCCCCATTCAAAACTTGGACGACTTTGATATTTGTGTATTATATTATATGTACTGTCTGCATAGTCACTGTCACGATAAAAGTAACTGTAATAGTCGTACCAAAAGTTTCTCACGTTGTCGGATTGGTCGTCGTGAAATGTGATATTAACAGGATCATACTTAATTTTGTTTTGTACCAGATTAACTCGATTGTAAGCGTTGTGTGCTTTAACATCCATTGAGAATTTTGGTAGATTAACCGCTTTAACAATCATTCCCATTTCTTGGGCGGCGGTATTGCTAACATTACTAATCATTGGATTAAAATCAAATTCAACATAGAATAAAAAACCGTACTTAGGACTAAGACGATAGTTAGCATCAACAAAGATTCTGCTGGCGTGTTGATAACTACGTAAATTAGTAGTTACCCCGTTTACGGGACCCGGGGCCGATAATTTTATGCTCATACAGTATTTATGGTCAATAAAAAACCCGGGTTTTAACTCCGGGTTTGTTTATTAAAAAATTAACTATTAGCCGCCAGCGCCTGTACCACCAACTGCTGTGCCGGTTGCTGTTCTTGAAGAACCAGTTTGTGAACCAACAAAACCACCAGCTGTTTGTATAGCATTATCAAACTTAACTGTCAATGCAATTTGTACAGGATCGTTACTGTTGTAGGCCATATCACCCCAGTCAACTTGACTTAGGAAGCAACCATCTAGTTCCCATGCTTCAAGAACGTTTGGTGCCAATGTACCATTGCCGCCATCTAGTACTTCATACAATAAACTAAACTTGTAGTCAATACCACTCGGAGCACTAGCTTGCTCTAGGAAGTCAAACTGTTTCTGAACTTGTTGACCAACTAATTTACTTACAGCGCCAGTAGCATCATCACGCAAGTTAACTGTAGTCTCTTGCCATTCTGGTTTACCTTGTAAGTATACCTTACTATTGTAAACGTCGATAGTAATTGGATTAAAGTTTACGTTTGGACGCTTGATGTCAACTACTTGTTTTGTTAGCTCTGTGGTTGATGCATCTGTGCCAAAACCTGTGAATGTTGCACGGAAGCGATACTTTAACTTTGGCATCAACAGGCCTTGGTTAGTGCCTCCTGATTGTACCGAAAGTGTATTTAATGATGCCATATTATTCTCCTGTTACTCTTATTTATCTAATTAACCTAGTGCCGCAATTTGGCCCGGATTGTAAATCGCAATCGGAATGTAAATAAACTCTACATCGCGCTCTGGCTCAATAGCTACGTCAACATATAACTGGTTATTAGAAATAGTAGCACTTGTGTTGTTGCTTGAATCACAGATTACCAAGAAGTCATATAAACCACGGTGTGCTAACACAGAGTTCAATGAACCACTGATAGCTGATGCAATTGACTTACGTGTAATTGAATCATTTGGTTCAAACAAGTAACCGTTAGCAACACTCTGGAAGATTGTACGTAAGTAGTTTTCTAAGCGCACAACGTTTACACGATCACGTGATGATGTTGTTGCGCTACGTGTTAACTGACCCCATACTACAATACCACTTGCCGGGAATTGTGTAATTGGATTAATTTTCAATGTGAACAATGCATCGCGTAGTCCGTTGTTAATAGCATTATGTGTCCACCCACCAGTGTTGCCATTGATATAACCAATGTCGCTTAGGTTATTTACTAAACCACGTTGGTAACCAGCTGGGGCAAACCACGGGTAACTAACTTGATCGCTGTACAAGTATGTGCGTAGTGCAGCATGACTTGCTGGAACAACAACTTCGTTACCTGCTAAATCGTTTGTACGTCCTGCTGGATAGTATAGTGCTAGGTATGGACTACTTGGTACAACAAATCCTGTTAGGCCATTGGTATCATTGACCCAGTTAGCAATGTCAGTTGCGTTTGGTGCTAGATCCATCGGAGTATCACCGATAACAAATGCTGTGTCGCCACGATTATCATTTAATGTTAATAAATTATCAATCAACTCTGGATAATTAGGGGCAACTAATAAATTAAACTGATACATTGGTGATAATAAATCTAGGTTACTGTCAACAGCAGCTTGCATTGCTCCAATAATGATATTACGTTGTGCATGTGAACCAGAGAACATGACGCCATTTGCGTCTACTCCGCTGGCGGTTATCCAAGCATCTTTAATGGTTGGCAATGAACCGCTAGCATTAGGTACGTTTGGTAGATTTGGGAAACTTACTCCGTTAAAGTAGTTAGCAACAAATTTCTTAACATTGTAACCACTACGACGCATATTAAACAATAGTGTACCTTTTGGGAACAATCTATAATCTGGAGCATCTTGGTCAATATAATTACTGACTAACAAGTCTTGAATACTTGGCATGTCGCCACTGACAACATCGGTAGTACCGCTAGTGTCCCACCGTGCATCGGCAAAAATAATACCATTTTGTGTAATATGATCTGTGTTATCAATTGCTACCCACTTAACACCATTATAACGGGATAAATTTGGATAATTAACTAGATCGGCGCTGTCTAACCATAAGTCACCTTTAACCAATGGTGTGCCATCAGTTTGACTTGTTGGTGCTGTAGTTGGTGTTACAATAACACCCATTGGATCTGTACCGGTTAAATCATAACCCCGGGCATCTAAACCAACAGTTTGATAACCTTTCCAGCCGTTGTTGTTGATCATAATATCAACATCAGCAAGATCACTGTTATACCACAATGTACCTGTTACGGGTGGGCTATATGGCGCATTAGATTCGTATACTACTTCGTTGGTAATATCTTGCCACAAGAAAGCATAAACGTAGCCAGTTGTTGCCCCCACAAAGAATCCAGTACCTTGACCGCTAACAAAACCAGCTTCGGTCAATGGATGACCTGTATTACCCGATGTAGGTTCCTGCATTTGGATTTGACCACCGGTAGAATGGATAATACTAATAGTACCATTACTGTTTACCTGTGCTGTAACATACGGAATTGGTCCTTTTACCGGATCTCCAACTAATACCGCATTAACAAAATCTATTGCCGATGTACCTGTTAAAGTACAAGTATACGCAGAGAATAATGAATTTCCTACTCCTGTTGCTTGTATAACAAATGTGTCACCGGCAGTAAAAGATGATGGAGTTCCACCGGTTGCAACTGTAGATGTACCAGCACCTTGAACAAAATATCTTAATGAATTATAGGTAGCATCGGGGACGCCATAGACAGAAATTACTGTACCATGCGGAATATTGATGCCGCCGCCAGTTGGATCTAAGGCATATATGGCCTGACCAAACTGCTGGTAAAAACCAACGCTGAGGGTTTTCCATTGATCTAACCCTGCATCATATTGTTTAAATGTTGGAGAGAATCCGCCACCGATTGCGCCTTGTTTCCACCAAATACTACCGGTTGGACGGCCAGACTGGCCGTCGTAGTGATACCAACCGCTTGATGGTTCTGTAGCATAATCGCTGTAGAATAAAATTGGGCAGTATGCTGATACTGTACCACCAGATGTTGCTGTTACTACACCTGCTGCATACATTGGGCTGTGTGTACCATCTGTGATACTTATTTTACCGTCAACTGTAGAACCGTTGCTCTTTGCAGCACTAGTTACAAATAATAAAAGTTTGTTATTTACAACACTAGCATACACACCTGGGATAGCAGCAGCATTAATGCTAGCAACTAAACCGTTTGCACCGCCAAGAGTAGTCACTGTACCATCGCTAGTAACGGTAACTGTATTAATTGTCATTGTACTAGAAGTTTGAATAGTTGGGTTAGACGTTGTTCCTGCTAATGCCGGTAAAGATGTTTGCCAATCTGGGCTGCCTACTTCAACCCATGTATTACTTGACACAAGCCCTTGATACGAATTGGCACCTTTTTTGTAGAACAAACGAATAATTTTAGCAGTAGTACCATCTACGTTTACAAATACCAATGCATAGCTACCAATAGCACCAATTGAATTGATAGGAGTTGGTACGTTATTGGTGGTAAAACTATTGTAAGGATTAGTAATAGTTTGATCTTGTACTTGACCTGGATCTGTAATAATTAATGGAGTAACTGTGGTAAATGTACCTAGTGCTTGATTAAGTACTTCAATTCCCCAGTCTGTGCTCAAAGGATCTAACCAATAAGTACCGTTAGCCGGTGCGCCCAATGGGCGAACGCTAGTACCTATTAAATGATTTAGGTCAATGTCTGCACGAATAGCAAACAACTGATTGCTTAGGCCCAGTGCCGAATATGCAGCTAATAAACCGTATTCGTTAATTTCGCTACCATTCACTGGCGTACCAGCACTACTTAACTGGAATGTTGGTGTACCCATTTGTGTGATTAAATCGCGCTGGCTACTAAAACTTAATAGCTTGCCCGCATTAGATTTTGTTGTACCCAAGGCTGTTGCGCCGTTATAGGTTTTATCTTGTGCTGTTGCTAAAACAACTAGTGGTACAGAGCCTACGTTTGAATTTACG